TGAGTATGAATACGGCTATCCATTAGGAGGGCAATTAAACAGCATGCTATTGGCTATTTTCGGGCTTGCTAAACATTTGGACATAGACCTTATATGGCATATCAATCAGAAGATGAGATACAATGAATTGAGAGAAAACAAGCATGGGAAAAAGTATTGATTATGAAAGAAATAGAAATGTATCCTGGCGTATACATTGACTACGCATACGAACAGTTGAAGAAATTCAAGCAGGAAACTGGTGAAGATTGTTTTTGTAAATTCAATGGCAAAGAACTGTATTCAAGTGAAGCACTTGATGAAATGTATTTGAAGGTCACGAGAAAGACAAAGGCAGAGTTCGACAAGGATTTTCAGGATGAACATAACGAATATCTACGAAGGAAAGCTGAGTTCCACGCCAAAATCCCGCAACTGACAATAGAATACCGGCAAAGAGCACGTGGCATTATTCCAAATAAACATCTTGAATATTGGGATAAGATTGTTCCTATACGATTGAACGACCTCTATAAAGGGGTTGAACTCGATTGCTTGTTGAAACTTATATCCGAACTCAATACAGATAAGCCTCAAGAAGAACGTTTCAAGAACTGCTTGCAAATGTTCATCGACCAAGGTCACAGCGGTATGAGTGCCAGTCTTATGTTTAGTGGGCTTTCTCAATTCCATGACTTAGGTTCTCAATTAGTCGATTACATAAAGAAACATTGAGTTGTTGAAAAGAAATACCTATGAATAAACTGGAACACATCGCCACAATTGATTACTGCTACTGGCGATTAGGAAAGTTGAATGGGGCTCTTTCCAAGCCTAAATCGACTATGGAGCAGTTGGTTGATAAAGCCTGCGGTTATAATGAAGTAGAAGAAGTGAAAAAGGAAGCTATAGCCCTTTTGGAACAGATTGTTGAAAGTAAAAAGGCTATCGGTGTGAATTATTCGGGAGATAGCAAGTTCCTTGATAAATTAAAGAACAAAGAAACACATGAGTAAAAAGAAAATATATATCAGTCTGCCTATCACCGGGTATGACATAAAAGATGTTGAGAAAAGATGCAAATCCGCTTCCGAGTTTATAGAACAACTTGGTTTTGAAGCGGTATCTCCCTTAGAGGTGTCTTCAAATCCGGACACGAGTTACGAAGAGCATATAGGCAGGGATATTACCGCCCTGCTTCAATGCGATGCTGTGCTATTCCTCGAAGGGTGGCATTATTCCAATGGATGTAGTCTTGAACATAGTGCAGCCGGGATTTACGAGAAAGAGAGATTATTTTCCATTGGCGAATTGAAACGCTACGCAAAAGAAACTATGTATGGGGTTTAATTTTGAAAAACTAAATGAGTTGTCAAACGACCGTTCAAAAGAAGTCATGAGAAAAGCAGGCAGAATAATCAGAGACAGACACTCCCGCATCCCGGACAAATACAAGAAGATTGACACTGCGGTCAACGGGGATGCGGAAAGCTTTGCCGAACAACACAAGGAAGTGGAAAGAAGGCTATTCCCTCTACGCCTTAACAAGACCACTGTTATTTACGTCACAAAAGACAAACAAAATGAAGCATATGCAGCGAAGGCACGTAAACGGATGGGGATAGCAGAGCCGAAGAAACCTTTCGTTGACCCGCTTTCGGAAGAAAACATTACCAAGTTGTACAAGGAAGAAAAGATACCGCCCCGCAGAATGGCTGAAATGTTGGATGTGAGTGTGAGGACAATATATCTAAGATTGGCTAAGTATGGACTTACAAAAGTTAAATGCAGATAATATGAAAGAGAATAATATTTTAAACAAAGAGATTTATACAGAGGCTATGATAGCAGCTTCTAAGGTTGATTTCCTTGAAAGCAAGGATGAGATTAAGATGTATGCCACTTCGCTGTATAACGCAGTAATGTGGGGCAGAAATCATACGGTTAAAGCAAAAGAATTAGAGACACCAAGCTAATACCCTCACCAAAACGGCAAGCGGTATAACCCAATGGAGAACCCGTTCAAGGCGTTCTAAACGTTCCATTGGATAACCCGGAAAAGGCGGCAATAGTCCATGTAAAGGACATTGTCCGCCAATTCAAGCAGTTCATCTATGTAATCCCTTTTTCGCATCACGTTCAAGTTTTCTACGTTGTTGGCGGTTTATACCATTTGCCGCGGCAAGGCTGTTCAGCGTCTCTTTCTGTTCGGGAGAAAGCATGTTATATACTTCTTCCCGTGATTTGCCTGATAAAATGGCTTGTACTATTTTCCACATAAGCTACGTCTACAATGTTCACACAAAAATTTCTTCGCTACCGGGAACATCTTCTGTCCCACATATCCGCTAAGGTACTGCGCCTCTTCCCCGTATGGGTCGATGCCGAACGCCCGTGAGATATGCCGGCATAGATGCCCCTTTTCGTGGTCGAAAGAGTTCTGAAACTCTGCCGGAGAAGAAGTAAGGGCTATAACCATTACGGTTTGCCTGTTTCGGATATTGGAGTAAGTGATACCCGTATTCAGATTGCAGGAGCGCATGTTCTTATAGGCATTCGCCAAATCCATCCCCCTGCATCCTACCCGCTGAAGGTCAGCGATGATACGGTCGGTATAATAGCAGTCCACCGCATAATATACACGCACTTCCCAATCATAATCCGGTATGTAAAATTCCTGTATTATCATAGGCTACATCATCTGTTCCCACATGATAGGATTGCCGGAGCCTATGCAGTCGGCATAGAACCGCGTGAAAGGCATTCCATTGTAAGCGTCCACATCATCTATGTAATCCTTAATGAACAATGCGAGATGGGCTTCGTCAGTGATAGAACTTTTGTAGTAATCCGACTTCGCCATGTTTGCCACGTAAACGCTGTCGTACCCTGCATCCTTCTCCAGGTTTATACTGTACTTTTTAAGAAGCTCCTCTACCTGTTCTTTGCTGATTGGTTCAAGTTTTTCCTCCTTTCCCGTAGATTTGTTTTCCATCTTCATGCGGGAAACAGCCCATAGGCACATCTTCTTGCTGAAATGCCATCCGTACTGGCTGAGATAGTCAGCCATTGCAGGCGGTATTCTGTCGTATGTATCTAATCTTTGTTTCATATTTTCCTGATTTTAAGTGATTGGCAAAAGAGGGGAATAATCCCCTCTCCATTACATGAACTCTCCGTTGGCGCGTCTGCGTCTGCGTTCGCCCATATCATCACCGTAAGGCTGTGAATCGCGGCGTTCGTTGTAAACCGGATATTCCGGGAAGTAACCCGGCATACGACGTTCTCCCATATCCGAGCCGCCGCTATAGCTTCCACCGCGTGAACCACCGCTGTTACGATAGCCCATTTCACCGCCCTGCATCTCACGCATGGCTTTCTCGTAACCATGACGACAACCCTCTCTATAGGCTTCTTCCATAGGATTACCGCCTCTCATACCGAAGTCACGGTCATATTCTCCGCGCCCTTCTTCCAATATTTCCCACATTCCCATATTATTTCTTTGTTTTAGATGTTTCAGCAACTCCGAGCTGTTCCATAAGCCGTTTGTTCAATTCCATAAGGTCGGACATGTTCTTGCTCATTTCCGCCATTTGCCCTTTCAGAGAGGATATTTCCTGCTCCTGACGTTGTTTCTCTGCAAATTCAGGGTTCAAGAGCGTCAGCATCTTGTCACATCCCGCAATGACGGAATTGTGGAAGTCCATGCTGTTGATGATGTCTATGCTTTTCTGTTTCATAGAAGCGACCTCGTTATTCATCGCATCACGAGAGCATGACACTACGATATTGCCGTTCTGTCCGAAGTCGGCTATATCCATGCCAGCAGGTAGATTTTGGAAAGTCGTGTTCTGCCCGTTGATACAGACAACGACATCCACAACCATTTCCATTTGGGGCAACTGTCCCATAGGGGGTGCCATAGGATATTTCGGCTTGGGAGCGGAAACGCTGACTACCGGACCGTATTCGATAAACGGGTTAGCATCCTTATGAAGTATATACAACTGGTTATTGGTACGAAGTGATTGAAACATATTGGTTTGATTTTAAAGGGGAGTGGCTATTTCCATTTTGGAAACAACCACAAAGCCCCATGTTAACTACTTGCTCTTTTGAGCGGTTGCTTCTGCTGTCGGAGTCGGTGTCGATGCGGTTGTCGGACGATACCCACCGTTAACAAGGAACAGTTCGTTGGTGTACTTGTTATAGTGAATTTCGTAGATACCCGTTCCGGCAAGGTTGCCGACAGTCACCGGCTCATTGTTGTAAGCCAGCAACGGTCTTGTATCCCCGTTAGTCCCTATCAGTATCGGGAGTGTAGCAGTCGTGCCGGCTGGTATCGCCTGGCGGAGACTGACATAGAAACCGCCTACATAGCTTCTGTTACGGAACGCATGGTTAGGAAGCTCCAAAGTCACGTTCTCCGTGCCGACCGTTACGGCTACCGTAGGAAGGGTATTGAAATTAGCCCTTCCAATAGTAGGGAACAAGAAAGGAAATCCTGTAAAAAAGTTAGGCCACATAATTACCCCCTTTCTTACCGGAATTAACCCCAGTAGTTGTTACAACCACAACCGCCACGTCCATACATTGCATCACCGGCGTAAGCACCGAAAGCCGCAGCACGGAAACAATCTGTGTTGATGGCTTGCAATTGCGGGTATGGCACTGCTACTGTAGGCGGCATTGAACAGCGGATTTTATCCACCTCTCCCTGCAATGTTTGTAGACTTGCTACTATTGGAGCAATTTGTTGCGTTACGTTTCCAAGAATAGTTGCATTCTGATTACGCTGTGAAATTTCACCTTTCAAAGTAGAGATTTCAGCGTCTTTAGCAGCCAACGCTTCTTGCTGACGACGCGCCTCTGCCGCATCCATTTTTGCTACAAGTGCTTGGAAGCCTTCACGGTAAGCGTCCGCTAAAGAACGCGTATTACCCTCCATTGCACGCGTAAGCGTATTCATGTTTTCGCAGCTTGCTAAGCGGCTTTCATACCCTTGACGCTCAATTGCTGCCTGATTTTTGCAGCAGCAGTCTGCAATCTGAGTAAGAACAGCCTGATTGCCGGACTGGAATGCGTTGATGATTTGCTGGGTAGACATGCCGACCTGATTGCCCACATTGGCGATAAGCCCCTGGATGTTGCACAGGGCGCTCTGTAACTGTTGGGTAGAGCAGTTCAAAGAAGAAGCAAGCTGGTTGATGGCATTGCCATTGCCCTGAATGGCTGACATCAGGTATTCACGACCGACATCACCGTTAAGCTCAGCAGGCAGACCGCCACCATTGCCAAAGCGGTTGCCGAAGCCGTTGCCGCCCCAACAGAACCACAAAAGGATAATCCAGATGAACCACCACGAGCCGCCCCATTGGTCTTGGCTGCCACGTCCCTGGTTCAGTAAAGCGAGAAGTCCGGGGTCTACACCCTTGCTTCCCATCAAGTTGGGCAACATAGCCATGATGTCGAATTTGCTTCCGCCACCATTTCCGTTGTTCCCGTCTTGATTGAAGACATACGTTCTTTCCATAGAGATTTATATTTTGTATTACGGTCAAAATCAACCGCATCACAAAAGTATAAATACCGATACTGCCATGAAATCAGTTGTTTCCCAACGCTTTCCTAATGTTTTCCCAATATATTCTCAACATTTTCCCGCCTTCCATACGTTCTTGAAAATTGGAAATCATGTAGTTTATCGCGCGTTTGGTCTTGTGAATTTTAGGAGCTATCTGTGAAGGGTACATTCCCCTTTCAACAAGCAACTGTACAAGCAGATAGCGGGCGTCTACGGTTTCCGTATCCTTATCCGAAGATAGTATTCGGCTGGCGGGTATTTCGGTCTCCTGCGCCACGAGATTAATTGTTTCGGCAAAGATTTCTGACTTACACATAGTTTTTCTGAATTTTATATTTATCTTTGCCCTGCCACATAAAATATTTGATTATATACGAACAAAGCATAAGATACCGTGTTGAAGATATTAAAGCCTCCAACGTGCGGTGTCTTATGCTTTTTTCAAATTTTTATGTGGCAATAATTATTTGAACGTTGGGGGCTTTCTTTTTACTCTAAGCCCCGAAAGAGTGTCAGCTACAAGCCAACTTCTACATCGTTAATTTCTTTCTTATCTTTATGGTGAGCCAAACAATTACGAATAAAACACATGTCAGATTTATCGAAATGCTGGCACCACCGTAATTGATTTTAAACTTTTCCCACCATGACAGTTCCCTCTCTACCGGATAAGGCTTGGGCACTTCAATCCTTCTTATCTTTTCGATAAAATACGGCATTTTGACCGTTACCGTAGCATGAGGATAAATGCCCAATGAATGGTTCAATATCCCGTTGCTAAATGAAGCATAGCTGTAGGCATACGGATTGCGAAGGAATGACGTTGTATCGGCAACAGATACGCTGTCCTTGTACGGTATCAGCTTCTCTTGAAATGTAGTATCATGGAAAACCACACTGTCAAGAACCTTTGTCTCAACCGGCATATAAACAGTCCTCGTCCTACAGGAATACACCGTCAACGCAAGAAATACTATATACACTAACTTCTTCATAACTTCAACAGATAATGATTAACAACCATGCCTGCACATATTGCGGCAACTCCATACAGCAAGTCTGCTTTGTTCCACTTGCCGTTATAGTAGTGGCAACGGTCGCTGTTCTCCTTGATAAAGAGCATCAGCAGTGCAGTGCTGCCACCGAATACTATGGCGGTGGATAGATAGACCACCGCACCTAAGATGTTATTTTTCATACCATAAATAATTAGTAAAACACTATACCGTAGCTCCACTGGCATCTACCCATGAAGAACCGTTCCACCATATAGGTTTACGCAGGGTCACATCAAAAAATTGAAAACCATTATCTGCATTGCCAGGACGTTGTGAAGTAACTCCTACATTTAAATATGGAATTGCGAGAAAATCAGTAAGCGGACTTTTTAAATTCCCACTCGTTGAGACCAAGACTCCCTGATTGTAAAAGAAATGCGGGTATAAAGTTTTGTCCGGTATATCGTCCTTTACAGGTTTCCACAGCAATACCGATGTCTTCATGCTCGACCAGGTAGAATCATGTTCACCGATTAGCGCACAGTCTGAAAAATCCTGAAACGATAAGGTTTCAACGTCATTAACCGAACTGAATCCAACAACAACTTCTTTTTTCCCGTTAGGTGACTCTCTGTATACCTCAAACCCATAGTTCTTACCTGGGTTTATATAGAAATATGGCGTTTTCTCTTTATCACTATCAGTAATATCTATATTAAGAACACGTTTGGCAATAGGTATATTTTCTCCACACAACAGATATATTGTATATTTATAACTTCCATTTTCCCTATTATTAATAATATTACCGATATTCCTTAATTCAATATTTCCTTTGTTAAAAGCGTCCATAACATACTGACGCATTCCTAATGTAGTCGTTCTATTATAATTATAATAACAGGCTTTATACCAATTTGTATCAACCAATGTTCCTCCTATTCTACAGTTGAGAAATACGCAATTCATATCCACAATATCAGTATTATTCAAAAACTCAGGCATTGTCATATCTCCGGCTTTATCCCATAACCCTCTAAAATAACAACCAATATATGTTACACCTTGATTTTTACTTAATATCCTGCTATTCATATAAAAATAACAGCCTATAAAGTTGGCTTGAATGAGACCTCCACCACCTTCAATTGTAACTCCGCTGGCTTCCCAGTGACAGCCGGTAAAATTAGCTTTGATTTTTTGAGTTAATGTTATATTGCTTTGTATGCAATTAATGAAGTTAGTATACAGTCCTTCTCTGAATGTACCTAACTTATAATCAAAAGTCTTTTTTTCATTATACCCTCTGAATTCATTTACCGAGTTAAATATCCAAGCATCTCCCGCTAATTCCTGTCCCTCATTCATTTTGGATATAGTACCATCCCTTAACACCACATTTATAGCATCAAGCCGGTATGTTACATCTGAATAGGTGTCCTCCCATGAATAATAAATGACATTATGCCAACGCATGACATCAATATATCTATCAGCCAATGCCAGTATATAAGGAACCCGCCTTATATTCATATTATCCAAATGTACAGGAACCCCACTGATTATGACAGGAATTTGCCAATTACGGTATTTCGTATCGCTGCCTTTAGACATGATAAATCCTTCTTTGATTGAAAACCCGATAGAAGAGTATGCCGATCTCCAATCATTTATTCCATCATTCATGTTTATGACAATATGGAAATCTATGAAAGAAGACATATTCATGTCAATCGACAATTCATTCAAAATCTTTGCATCTATGTCTTTGGTAAACAGATAAGTCTTCTTATTGGAACATCTTATACTGCGACATATCCGCACGATTGCATTAAATGCATCAGAGCTGTCTGTTTTACCGTCGTTGGACGCGCCAAACCATTCCGGCATTAAGTATTTGTTTTCTACATCCCCTCTGATATTCAACGCATTTAAAAAACGCCCCCCATTAAATTTTAGAATACACCCTTCAGGAATGCTTATTTCTGCGCCATCCAAATCAAAATCATATCTGATTTCATATATAGTATCAGGCTGATTTATCATTCCCTGGGTAAGAATATTCTTTCCACAAACAATATTTCTACGCAATATCTTATACCCCTTGCCGCTGAATCTGTCAGGACTAAAAGGGCGGTCGGCGAATTTTAAAACACTTAAGCTTTTCCCTTTGTCTACAGACACAAGGTCTTCGTCGTCCGCAAGATTATTTATCGTACCGCCACCACTTGCATTAATAAACTGCTTGGTTGATTCGGACAGCATATCAGGAGTAACACGCTGGGAACTGAAATTGGAAATAGCATCGCTTTCAACTTCCTTTATTTTACTGATTGCTTCATCTCGGATATCGGTCAATTTATCTTCATTTGATTTCCAGTTCTCGATATTTTCAAATGCTCCACCTGCAAATTCCCATGTCTCCACAAGTCCGCTATTGTTCAAGAATGACACCTTTAGCCCAACCGTTCTTATATCTTCCGGAACTTGAACAATAGCACCTTCTAATGTATATTTATTGCCACTATCAATTCCAGATGAAGGATGATGAATGGAAACATTATACTCGGTTATATAGCTTATATATCCACCTTTTCCGGAACTAATGAAACTCTTTAGGACGTTAGGGGTGATAGAACCATTTTCTCTGTCTTCTTGAAATGGAAACTCCTCATTACCCGTCAAAACGTATCTTTTGGGGAGTTGTCCAATTTGTTGTCCTTTTTCTATTTTCTCTTCCATACTACTATTTATTTTTACTTGTAAGCAATATCGGCTCTTCATTAGTCAACAACAATGGAGCGCCATTGGCTAATAATAAATACCCTTCGTCAGGAAATGGATGCGGCTTATTTCCGCCAGCACCGGGAAACCCTATGGTAAGTATGCTGATTACGGGAATGCCGATTATAGGAATGCTGATGTGAGGGATAGTGATTGGTTTCATAAGGCTATCCCTCTTTAATCATTTTCGCTTCTGACACTTTCGTAGCACTTCTTATTGTAATTTCCATACCTGCCGCTATGCCAATAAGACGAAATATCACATTGGAAGGACCTAAGGCTTGATTGGCATTTGGGGAAAGCGGGATAGGATTCATGCCCTCGATATTGGCAAATACAGTCACCATTCCGCCCTTGTTCTTTATCTGTATGGTAACGGGATTACCGTCACTGACAAACGTTGCGTAATACGCTGTTTTGCCTTCTTCTTGTTGAAATGATAAAACTTCTGCTGCCATGATGTTTATTTTTTAGAGTTATTCAAATAGTTCACAATTCCCTGCACATGCAAGTCCACTATTGCCCGTTTGCCCTCTTCCGATAATAGGAAATCAACATCTTCCTTATTGTCTTGGAATAGGTTCTCTGTAAGGACTGCCGGGCACTTCGTGTGCTTCAAGATGTAGAACCCGCTTTCCTTATCAGCATCGCCATCCGTCATATCCTTGCGTATCTTCATACCCGACAAAAGTCGTTCGGCTGCCGCATATAAGCTGTCAGCTAATTTATCGGCTTTCGTCTGACCTGCCGAAGTCCACGCTTCCCAACCACGTGCCTGCATCCATTCAGAGCCGCTTCCCGCTGCATTACAGTGGACAGATACGAGGATTGTGTCACTTGCCTTGTATTCGTTCGCCCTACGGCAACGCTCCGATAGAGGAACGTCTATTTCCTCTTTGACGATACGTTCTGCGTCAACGCCTTGTTTGCGCAATTCGGCTTCCAAACGTGTGGCAATCTCACGGGTATACGCATACTCTTTCAATCTTCCGTCCGGAGAACACTTGCCCGGAGTGTTACTTCCGTGCCCGTTGTCAATCAATATTTTCATTCTGCGCGTCCTCCTTGAAATATTTGTCATAAACTAAACGAGCCACCCATCCGGCAACAACACCGACACCGAATGATACAACAGTAGTCAGGTTCACCCAAAACGGTGTGTAGTGCATGTAAAGCATAACTCCCACGATGATAGCGATAACAATCGCTGCGATAATCAGTTTCTTTTTCATTTTGTTACTCCTTATCTTTAGTTATTATTTCATTCATATCTTCTTTCTCTACATCGAGCACTTTCTTTCCGAACAATCCCAACGCTTTCAGTAAGTTGAAATTATATCCCTTTGGCTTCAAGATATTGCTTATGATAGAGCAGAACTCTATGAAGCAGACAAACAAGCATGAATACACATCAATATTCCATTTATTGCCGGAAGCAATGTTTATCATCACCACCATACAGACAAAAGCAAAGTATGTTACCATTTTACCCATAGTACGGCGCACAGCACCGGAAAAGCGTACTTCTTCACCCAATAGCAGGCATTTCCTTATCCCGAACATCAAATCGCATACAACGACTGAAAATGTTACTATCAGCCACGGTATCATGTGTTCCAATGACTGTGCAATAAAACTGCTTGCTATTACCGAGAAACCACCCGGTATGCTTTGGGTAATAATGTTATTCTTCATCTTATCGTTATTTGTCAATTATTCATATCTTTGTGTCTCTTATCAATAAGCTAACTACTGTCATTCCGTTTTGCTCGTGAGAGTAGAACGGGATTTTCATATCTTGCCGTAGTATCTGAACCATGCACCCCATTTGCGTTCTTTCAAATAGTTCGGATTATCCTGGTTGAGTTTGGCTTCCATTTCAAATGCGCTCGCTCGATAGGCATTGGCGTTTACTTTACCGCTGCCTATTATGTTGTCTGTAAACAGATGGTATATAAAGCTCACAAACCATTCTGTCAAATACAAAATGTAGTAGAATAGCGGGATAAGTAACAACCACCATGCACTGACATGGAATGACAATAATACGGATGGGATAGCCGCTATCTCCATGCACTCGAAGAACTGTTTCTGATGTGTACGCTCATGGCGTATGGTTGTTTCGGACAACTCTTTCAGCTTCGTAAGGATGAAGCCGAAGAGCATGATTGTATGATAGCTGCCAAAGAGGATAAATTTCGCAAATTTGCTGTCTAAAAAGATTAGTTTCATCATATTTTGTCAAATATTATAAAGACTACATAAAATCCTATATTCATAGGTACATTCATCTCAATAAGATTAGTTTTTATTTTTTTTCATAGCTTGTGCTCTCTCCCATATGAATTATTGTTAAAACATAAACATCCTCATCGGACTGTAATTTTACATACGCGTTTCCGTTGTATGAATACCACTCGATGTGCTGTTTGGGAATGGAAGTAACATCACCATTTCTTGTTAAAGTCAACTCTTTACTGCTAAGGTTAGCAATTAATGTACTTGTTATATTACTTGCATTAAAATCCGGTGCAATGGTAATCTCCTTTAGTAAATTTTCCACCCCTCCAGCCATGATTTCAGTACCACCCACAAACAGCCCAGCTCCAGCCGAACCAACTCTAAGATTACTATTTTCGTTACTCATAATTGTTGTTTTAATCGGTTACACAATATACTGTATTGGCATCCTTAGAGCCAAGAGTCTCGTATTCAGCGGAGGTTTTCTTAGTAAGAGTATTAATATTATCACTATTAACAAGAGAAGCAATAATTACTTTACTTTCTCTATTATCGTCATTTGAGATAATAGAAATACGATTGGTAAACATCTTAACAGGATTATTTCCAAAATAAGTAATAACAAAATGTAGTTCGTAAGACGTACTATCATTTGCCCTCCAAGCATTTACGCAACCTGATTCTATACAATTGTTATTAAGATTATTATTAATGTGAAAATAATATCTTGTATGATTAGCTAAAATATCAGCTACAACATTCTTAAAATTATCAATACTACCAAATAAATCAACTATTCGTTGTTCGGCATCAGCTCCATTAAGCTCTATACTATATAAAAATTTAGAAATATCAGAAACGACGATAGTTTTACCATAATGAGTAGTTTTCACATACTTCTTCGTAGCTATATCCGCCACTATTTCCGCAGGCGTTTCAATAGTTGGACTAACACTTTGTGTACCTCCCTCGGGTTTATACGTATCAGTACGAAGAGTAACGTATGCATTATGAGAAGCATAAAAATGGTATTTACCACCACCTCGTACAAAAACATAGCATGTATCAAACTGGCTCAAATTACCTAAACCCCTCACAGGGTCTATATCTGCATGAAAAAAATTTGATAGATATACAGTGGTATTAGCGTCATAATTAACACCCCAAGCATCCGGAGCAAATTCCCAAATTTTGCGAGTAGAAAATCCTTTCTCATGTTGAGACCATGACGGTTTTGTACCGCTATCTAATGCTACCAGCACTTCTACTCGTATATTCATTCTTTCTCCAGCAGCAATCGTAACAGGATACCACGTATTTTCATCCAACCCGGAGGCGTCAATCTCTGTAAGCCCCATCATGTAGCCAAAACTACGAGCGCTTGAAATGCTGTCATCGACATATTTCTTATCAGAGACTTCCGCCCAATCCCCATTCTTACGACCGTATGCCTTTCCATCAGTTGGCGCTTCATCTATGCCGCCTATCTTCCCCTGGCTTACCCATTCGCCGTTCACCCATGCGTAGTAATCATAAGGGGCTTCCGTACCTACAGCCATGAACCCGTCAACTGCCGAACCGTCGGGAACAGCGGATTTCAAGGCTTCAAGGGTGGCGTATTCGCCGGCTACACGGAAAGAGCTTCCCGGCTCGCCCTTGCAATAAATATCCGTCTTGTCGAAACTTTCCGTATCCTTGTTGTACACATAGACATAGTGGTCTTTGCCGATGTATGTCGGATTGTTGGCAACCTTTTCGGCATCTTGTGCGGCTGTATTAGCGGCGGTGGCTTTTTCTTCGGCATTGGATGCAGCGTTGTTTGCGGATTGGGTAGCCGCTTCCGCCCCTTCTTTAGCTGCGTTGGCATCGGATGCAGCTTGTGCCGCCAGTCCTGCTTTCTCATTAGCGGAATTTGCGGCTGTCTGTGCTGCTGTGGCGTTGCTTTCTGCTTTAGTAGCGGCTGCATTTGCTTTATCGGCAGCTTCCAAAGCGGGAGCGGCTAACAATGTAAGTGGGGCACGTACAATCTTCGGCATGTCCTGCCCCTCTACTTCTTGATATGCGGGCAGAGATGTGATACCGTCCAAACTTTCCGCTTCCGGCACATCACCAATACCTTGTGAACCTTTTTTTAGTTCATCTTCTATTTCTCGTAAATCCTGTTCTGTCCAAGCCATAATTATTCCTGTTTATCGGTTACTTCTTCCGGTTGATTGTTGATAGCACGATTGAGCGCGTCAATGAAGAAAGGTTTGCAAAAAGCATTTGCATGCTCTTGTATCAGGGCCACTTCTTCATCACTATACTCTGTCTCTTCATTGGAGTTGTATATCTTCAAAGCGAGTGCATGTGATGCGATACCGTTACCGTTCCGGTATAATACATTCGCAAAATTCTCTCTACAATCTATATTTTCACAATGCTTACGGGTAATGTCCGTAGCAATCAGTAATTGTTTAAAATTTATCTTTTTCATGAGCTATAATCGTTTTAATGTTATCCACAGAAGAAATGAACCCAGTAGGAACCATCGAAAATATAAATACTCGAAACTCCATTCAGGGCTGTCTCTGATTTGGTTCCTCTATCATTGGCATTCATAAGATTCCCTCTTACTATTATATTCCTACTTAACTGATTCTTTACAAATACCATCTTGCCAGGATTGGCGGAACTCGGCAGATATAAAACAGGGTCATAACTTGGAGAGGCATTGCTGTAAGTCACGAAATCGTCCGTATCAGCAAGCGTATAAGAGGTTGGCACTCCGATTGTGTCAACGCCTAATCTTCTCACACCGATTGATACTCCTGCGGCTTTTAATCTGTTTACTCTTACCGATTCACCGCTTCTGGCATTCAATTCCACATTTCCAAGCGCCTTTATTGCATAAGTATCGAATCCAGCCTGGGCAATTATATCTACACCGATAGAATGATTACCATAGGCACTCAAACTTAATGCTGTCATTTCATCTCCACGAATACCGCACATTGTATTAGTGGTAGTATTCACTTCAAAAAATCTTCCGCCATCCTGTCCTATCCGCAATCTTGCAGTTGGATTTGATGTAATATTCTCAAGCCCGTATTGGGTTATCTTAAATGCACCGATATATCCGTTTTCTGCTGTTATATCTCCCGTAAAAGAGCCATTATGACATTCGATAGAGCCATCTTCGTGTATCTTGATATTTCCATTGGCGGTAATTATGCCTTCCAACTTAATATGTTGCGACTTTAACGTTATACTTTCCGCCGACACATTAAACAGAGATGACACTTTAGTATTACCTTTTCCGCCTTTGTCATTGAACTCCGCAGCAGCCCAAATCTTGACACCATCCGCAGTGGTTAACCATCCTGCGCTCTTGCTTTCAAGATTGGATGTCCTTTTTGCCACCGCTTCAATCTTTTCATTGGTTTGGCTTAGCTGGGTCTCGAACTTTGTTATCATATCCTCGTAGGCATTATCGGTCAATGCCAGCGAATGTATGTATATATCCCCCGTAAACTTCAACTCGAAATCACCCGTTCCGTCCCATGTGCCGGAATACTCCTTCATTATGTATTCCTCGCCCGGTTCAAGACGTTCGGTGAAATGCAGGTTCTGACCGGGAAATCCTATTGTCAGCGTTCCGGCTGTAGCTACCTTATACCGGAAAGAGATAAAGAACTTCTTCGGTTCTTCCCCTTCCTCATAGGTCGGTTTATTGGCTAAATCTGCATTGGACTGTTTTATTCCGGAAGAAAGGATACGAAGCACGTTTCTATCCCCATCTCTGATAATGGCAGCCATAGCGTCCTTACGGGAATAGAACTCCCTATTCACTAATAAGAATTTTCCGTTTACAGTAAAGAAGCGAACATCGTTCTTTGTCTCCCAACCGTTCGTATTGGATGCAAATGCCGCATTGTACAGATAATTATCCTTTGCTTGCACCTCGTCAAGCACTTTGGAGATTTCAGAGTAAATCAAATCTTCCAGTATCTTGAATTGGGTAAGGATATTCACACCCGTTTTCAGGATAAAGTCTCCCATGAACTTGTTGCCTTGCGGACTGATAACCGTCACTTCCTTACCTGCTAAAGAATAAGAATTTATTCCTGCATACTGGTGGATACTCGGTGCATCATCGCCATATACGGACAAGGTGATTGCGTTCTGACGCTTCTTGTCTGTTCTGTTTCCGAGTTGTACAAGACTATCACCTTCCTGCGGTATGTCGCTGTTTGCATCACAGTCCGTCTTGCTAAGGTCTATGTAGTCCTCGCCAACACCTACGCATAGGCGCCAATAGTAACGGTTGGATACATTCTCGTAGACACCCGGCTTGATATTGAAGTCTTGAAAACGTATCTGGTCGCCTTCCTTGAACGGGTTCTCGATAGCCGTCTCCCCATCATCAACCAGCAGATAGCACCGCCAAAAATCCTCGTGTTCCTCAACCTTTCCGCATTTCATTCCGGCAGCGGTGAACATGTAGTTCCCGCCTGCATAAGAGAGTTTCTTTATCTCCAGTTCGGAGAACATCGCTTTGATACGCACAAAGAGTTCGTCCACTTCAATGTAGGATTTACCCGTCTTGCTGTCTACTTTAATAACAAAGCCTTCGCCGAGAGCACCGGAAGAAAAGTTCATGGACTGGATGTAGTCTGAAAATAATCCGCCTAAGAACTTTATTAAAAATCCAGCTTCGTCCGGTCTGTCTTTTCTTATAAAGAACTTGGATAAAGCCTCTATATCAAGAGCCTTAAAGTAGACAATTCGGTCGGCGGAAGTCCTGATGAACAGTGCTGGGTCGGCATCTGCGACGCATATATATATTTCCCCGAGATTCAGACCTTGTAAATGCTCTTCATCACTCGGAGATAAAGCAGGGGGAGCTGCCTGATTGTTTTCATTAAGAGCATCACCAAACCATAATATTTTACTAAGCCTTTTTTTCATACCTCAACCTTATCAACATTAGTAAATGCAGCTTTTTCTGCGCTGAATTGCAACATCTCTCCATCTTTGGCGTGGTCTATCAGGAATGCGGGGAAAGAGGCGGAAGAACCAGCTTCAGGAGAGCCACCAATACCTGCAATATCGTTATTCTGTAATTCAAGAGCCATATTTATATGGAACAACTGGCTATCTTCAATAACTTGCGTCATTTCCGGAACAGAACTTTCCGAACGGACATATCTTGTCCCGTCAATTTCCACCATAGAAAGGCATAAAATACGGTTTATGTGTTTTGCAAACCAATAAGGGACACCGTTTGAATTTCCTATTGTAAGATTATATACATCATAAGGTACTGCGTATAATTCTTCTATCTCTTGCATTTGGTTGCGATATTGCTCATTATCTATTCGAGGGGAATATCCTCCAGGTTTAAATCCTGCTTCCACACGAAAATTAAATACTTGCTGAATATCATCTACCCAAAATATGTTATCAAAAGCGGAGTTATTGCTTTTATGGGAATAACGGATAAGCACAGTTTCCTCTAACAAGTCATCAGAGGAGCATACGATAAAAGGTTCTGATGTATCTTCGTTGATTGTAACCGTATATACGGCATCCTCCAAGTCTCGAAGAATGGCGTAATACATCACTACATTGTCATTATGATTATATGTGGAAAGTGATATTGGTGTAGAATTTCCTGCGGCAAGATTGTTCAGGCTCGCTGAAACTTCCTCAGAAGCATTAGTGAATACCTGTATATGGATTTTATCAGAAGCGTGGAACTTCTGAATATAGTCCATATCAAGCCCAAACTTATCTTTTACAGGTGAGAAAAAAAGAGGGCAAACATCACCAACTTTTACCATGTCTTTTCGTCCTTTTATAGTGATGTGTAACTTCACACATCATGCGCAAATATACATACTATTTAGACCAATTCCAAATAATACATTGTAAAATAACGAGTGCCTGATAGACTTATATGAAATCTCCTCATCTATTAATCCACACTCTTGACTATCAAAGAATATTTTACCGCTTCCGGTCGTCCATAATTATAGCTTGCACTTTTTACGTAGCCTTTATAGATACGCCCGTTCTTTTCCACCCGAATGTAACCCGTCAAGTCTGACGGTATTTCCAAATCTCCGGTCTTGACGGAAAGTTCTCCTACTGTGAACAGTTTGTTTTCCAATACAATGCTCGACCTTTCGCTAACTCCATTGATTGTCACATCACTGTTACCGTCAGATGATGTAAACTCCAACGCGTTGGCAAAAGCACCTATATACCTTGCGTTTGCTTCAATCATAAACCTTTGGGAATACATGGCATTGAACATAGTAGAAGGAGATATGACACCGGATATTGTATATCCATCCCTTACAAGCTTGTATTTTTCTCCGTCAAGTGATGCTCCAACAAAGAATATATCATTATCACTGTCGCTGTCAGTCGTATCTTCACCTCTTTTTTCCGCAAGAAATTCCATACCATAAGCATCGGCTCTATATGGGCTAACTAATTCCAATACGTTATCTGTCAATGTAATGCCGGTGGTGTATTCATTGGTAAAGCGGAATTCATCGCGACCATTTACACTGTCGTAATCCTGTTTGTCATACCCGACTTTTACCCCCGAATAAACCAGTCCGGCATTCACATTGTATTCCAAATCGGAAGTGCTGTCCTGCAAGTCCTTTATTTCTGTATCTTGGAATAAAGTATCACGATGAACAAATGTCACCTTCTCGTCACCGATTACAGGGACAAACCCAAATTCCGCGCTCATCCAATTGGCGAATTTGGTATAAGATGTATATATTTTGGCATTGGGAAGTCCTCGTATGCTTTCTGCCGGAACTATCATCGCCATGTCTAAACGCTCATCTACTCCGGTGGCGATTTCACCCGTTACATTGTTCTTATCAGTTATAGACCTCAGTAAACGGTTAAGCAATACTTTAGGACTGATACAATCTATTTTTACAGATTTTCCACGCTCGGAAAAACTTATATTTAACGGTGTGTCAAGACTGTTGAATTTAAAATTAACGGGAAAATTTTGATATATAGGGTCAGATTTTGCAAGTGCTATATTGAAATTAATCATCTCACCTGGAGATATTGTCAAATTCTCATCAATATCGACAGTGTATGTATTAAATGTTTGAATTGTAGCGGATTGATAATATATTTTAAGCTCTTTACTATTTTCATTATAAGAGGAAAGCCGTATATATATCGGGAAGGATACGCCTGGTCTCTGATACGTAATGAATACACTGAATTTTACTTTTATCCGTATGGTCAAATCCCTGTCAGATATATTTTTGAACAGATATTCTCCGAATAGACTTTCCGTACTTTCAAATCGGTTTTCAGCCGTATCAAAAACCTCTACAATGTCCTTTGTCGTAATTTCCGGTTGTCCTAACATATAAAAAGGAATAGTATAATAAGCATTAGGATAAGCAGTCATTACATGGGAAACATTAGGCTCTTCCGCGTCACTTGGTATAGACCATTTTATATCACTGTTCATCAACAATCTGTCATAATCCAAAGGCTGGGACTCCTTTATTTCTTTTACCGGGTATTCATACTGCGTGCCTTTCTTTGCTTTAATCAATCTTGCGATACTGTTGTCGACGGCATTTATTTCGCACGTCGTATCATTGTAGGAAAATGTGGAGTAGTCCAAAGCGCATCTGAACTTTTCATTTAACAGCCATGAGTTATTCCGGGTATAAAACACGAGTGTTGCGGATGAGTTCAGGTAATTCGACAAATATTCTTTCAGCAATAGCGAATAAGCACCGTTGGCAAACTCAAATTTTGTGGAAAAACTACGAACAACTCCGTCATAATCCCCTCTCTTGAAAGACATCTCTACATCGTCCCAATTAACAAGCTCATTTGTGGCGTCATATGTCATTCCGCCTATCAACAGTTCACATCTGTAATACATATCTATTTCTTTTTTGAAGTTGAACGTATCATAGCATCTATGTCATCACACATACGTTTGACCATATAGGCATATTCTTTGGCGGAGAACGTGTTTTCATCAATGTGCATTTTTACATGAGACATTAAAGAAACGCGTTCTTTGGTAAAATATTCCCTATCCATTTTTATTTTCCCTATATCAGGAGATGTTTCCTGCAATTTTGCAAGGCGGTAGTTGTCAGAAGCGGAAACGCTGCTTATCCGGTTCTTTATCTTATCATGTTCGTCCTCTCTGAATTTATAACCCAAAGCAGACATGACTTCTACAGCATCACTCCAGTTTCCGGAAGAAATGAGTTCCTGACATATGGCAAGGCAATTTAATCGGATTTGAATTTTCAGCACTTCATTTTTCCGGTTTATTTGGGCGGAAACAGACTTTCCCCCTATTATTGATAAGTATTCATTGCATAGCTTCTCGGCCGCCAAAACCTTTTCTCTGATACTATATCTTCCGCCTTGAACAACCTTATCAATATCCCCCAGGAATATGTCTATAAAGCGGGAAAGGCATATTTTGTTTAAGTCATTATATATCATATCTTATACTCTGCTTGAAATCCAATTATAATCCGCGATATGGTTGGCTTTCTTCATAATCCGACCAATGTTCTGCAATTGTTTGGTATTGCTTTCCATCTTTCTTTCAAGTCGGCTGTAATCGTTGTTTACATTAACAACAATCCCCTCTTCTCTCATATTCTTTAGCTTTTGTTCCAATAAACCATAATCAGAAGTAAGCCCGCTACGGTCATAGATATATGATAAATCAGGGATTACCTGCGCATGCGCCGGAAGGTCTACCAATGTCGGCTTATCAGGAGTGATAAAAAGCCCGTTATTAGTTACGATACCCTCTTTCTTGCCGCCATCACCTACTATTGCCAAACCGCCGGGATGGTCTTTTGTTCCTTTGGCATATTTGGGAATGGGTTGGGCTGCTATTAGGGCTACTTGGGCGGCTCCCATAGCACCGACTAATGCAGCAAGAACTAAATTTGGAAGTGCTTTTGTCACAGCTAAAGCGGTTGCTATTCCTGCCTGAACAATAGAATTTGCTTTATCCCATTTGGCTTGCTTCTCTTGTAATGCAGCTTTTTTCTTTTCCAGCTCTGCATTTTTGGCGGCTGTCTTATCTTCGGCTGCACGTTTGCGAGCTTCTGCCTCTTCGGTGGAAATTGCACCATTTTCTTCAAGGGCTTCTATACGTTCTATTTCTTTATCGTATGCTTCATCGTTGGCTTCTTGTTCTTTTTCAATATTCTCTATCTGGGCGTCATATATATCTGTCATTAACGAGGTGATGCCTGATACTATCTTTCCTACGGCTTGCGCCATGTTTTCAAAACTTAACTTTCCATCCTCTGCTACGTCAACCATTATATCAGATAACCCCTCGAATATTCCTGCCGTTTCACCAAGAGTATCTCTTGCCGCATCATTCATTTCTGATAGACCACTCTTGAATTTGTCTATCCATTCTTTTTGTTTTTTATTGGCATCGTCATTATTCAGTTCATCTATTTGCGCTTGAATTTTATTAATCCTTTCTTGTAATTCCTTAGCCTTTTCACTGTTAATATCAACAAGGGCCATTTCTGCTTTTGCTTCCGCAAGAAGAGTCTGGAGACGCGCCTTAGCATACTTAACCCCAATATCATATAATTTCTTTTCGTAATCCTCTTTGCTTATTTCGCCATTTGCATATTGTTTTTTTATGATATTGGCTTCTTTCAAGGCGGATGTTTCCTGCTCGTTTACCACCTTATCAGTATTTGCCTCAATCAACCCAATTCTTTCTTGGAGGTTTCGCATTATGAGAGAATTCTCCCGTTGCATGTACTTCATGCGTATCGCCACAACATCCTCTCCATTCTTTTCAGCGTCCTTTATTTCCGCATCACGCATCATATTATTGAGTTGTATTTGGAGATTAAGCCTTTTGTCTAATTCTTCATTCGAGTTTTCCCCAATGGAAGCCAATCTGTTTTCAAGATTTGTTTTTTCTATTTCAAGCAGTTCCTTATCGTATTTATCGTTTATTTCCGCAATGGCTTTTCCTTTCAGCGTTTCAAGATTTTTCCGAAGCTCTATTTCTTCGTCTGTCCTACCCTTTATCTCTTTAATCCTATCATCGTATTCCTTACTGATTTCAGCTATTTCTCTTTCTCTACCATCAGCTATCAATTCTATTTTAGATTTGGATAAATCCTCTGTTATCCTCTTGATATATTCAGCGTATTCTTCCGCTTTCTTTTTTTCATCGTCATAAGCTTTATTATTTTTACCCGGGTCATTAACCAATGCTTTTACATCTACTAATTTTTCCAAATCATTCATTTGGTTCTTATACTGAATACTTTGCTCTTTTAAGGCTTTCAAAGTTGCTTCTTCCGCTTCAAGTTTCTTTTTTGCATCTATACCTGCTTCTGTTCTCGATAATCCCGTATCTACAAACTTTTGATATTCTGCACGTGCTTTTTCGACAGTATAAACTTGATTAAGCCGTTTAAACTCGGTTTCCTCGTAATTTGTTGCGGCTTTTGTCACTTCATTCATTACCCGTTTAGCTTTGGCGGTAGCGATAATCTGTGCTGTTAATAATCTATATGCGTCTTTTGCATTCCCCGTCATTATTTGTTCTTTTGTATAATTATCAAATAATTTAGGGAAAGTACTTTTTAATTCATTTGCGGCTACGATACGCTCTTCCATAGCTTTTTTATTGTCGGTAGCAGCCTTATATAATAGTTCTAATTTGATACGTTCTTCTATTGTATCACGAATAGCTCCTTTTTGAGCTATCCTTAATTTGTCTTGAACGGAAATTATTTCATCCAATGCCTTCTTTCCTCTAAACAAACTCGCAACCCAATCTGATATTTCATTTCTATAAGCCGTCAAAATTGTAATACCGACAACTACTGCTGTTTGCCAAGAAAATACAGCCCCCATTAATTGTTTCCAAACAGAAACCGTTTTTTGCCCTTCCATTCTTAGCCTTTGGACTTCATCAGACGTTCTTTTTATTTCATCTATCAACATGGGCAAGTTGTTAGATATAGCGATAATAAACATATTAAGTCCTAATGCCGCATTAGGAAGTTCACGGGCTATTTGTTGAACTTGCATCTGCAAACCATTCCAAGAGGACGCATAATTACCTACATTCCTTTGATAATTCCCAAATTGAGAGTCAATTTCTTTCAACTTATTATTCAAAGCATTGGCTTGCGCTATCAAATTCTTCCCGACACTACTTTCCCGGTCAGCTTCACTCAACGCCTTATATCTTTTCTGCAACTCAAGCATGGCGGCATTCATTTCATAATAGCTGCCGGAAGCTGAAATAATTGCCGTGGAATGATTTTTTATCAAAGCCGAATATTGCTGATTTTGCGCCATCAGTTCCGTATGCCTTTGTTTTAATAGCGAAGACTGCCTTATATATTCAGACAAAGTAATTTCTCCGTCTTTATAAGATTTTCCAAGAGATTTAATATCCGCATCAATCTTTTTCATAGCCTCTTTATTGGCTATGGTATCAGCCGTTAACTTAGTAACTTCGCCATCATATGCCTGTACGGTGTCGATTATGGCAGCATAGTTCATATTTGCCGCCTGCAATTGAGTGGATGCCTGGCTTATTATATTACTTGCTGTTTGGGTGCTTTTAGCCGCATTATCCTGCGCCGAAGACACCTGGTTGGATACGGAAGATAATCCGGCAAGCATATCACTTGCATTCTTGATATTTTTGGCGGACTGTTCGAACAAAAGGTTTAACTTTTGCAAAGATGACATTGAATTTAGTTGCTGAGATACTTGACGTAGCACGGTAAGTTGTTTCGCCTGAATAGATGCCATATTTTCTTGCGTCTTATTCAATTTCTCCAACAGCGAGGTATAATTACGTGCTTTTTGGGAAAGTTCATCAAATGTTTTGGGATTAGTTTTTACTCCTTGCGCCAACTCCTTAGCAAGCTCCACATAAGACCCTTTTGTACTATCAAATTCAAGACGGAGTTCCTTTAATTGTTGTACGGCTTTTTTGTCGACTAAATCGGTAATTATAAATTCGTTTGCCATAAGTCCTAATATTGGGTGTCATGCAACATCACATGATAACGCAAAGATATAAAATTATTTAGAATTAGTCTAAATTAAATTCATATATTCACCATTTCTTGTAAGTACAAAAATAAGTACCTATTTTTGTGCAAAACAATAAAAACAAGTAAATTATGAGAACAGCCAACTATTCAGAACTAAGAAACAACCTTAAACACTATCTCGATGGTGTGATAAATGACAGTGAGCCATTGCTGGTGCACCGTGCCGGCAATGAAAGCGTTGTTGTCATATCTTTAGATGAATATAACTCTATTAAAGAAACTGAATATATAATGAAATCTCCGGCAACGATGGAAGCTATCAGAAAAGGGGAAGAAGATATTAAGAATGGAAATTGCGTTTCTCAACATGAGGGAGAAAGTATGTCAGACTTTTTAAATCGCGTTGTATGTACAAAATAACACTTTCCGCACAAGCAAAAGAAGAATACCAATATTTTGTACGAAGCGGTAATAAGGCTATAATAAATAAAATATTGTCACTGCTTGAAGATATTGCCAAACACCCTTATACCGGAATAGGCAAACCGGAATCTCTGAAATATGATTTGTCCGGCAAATGGTCTCGGCGTATAAATTCGGAACATCGCATTATCTATTCAGTTAATGATGAAATAATCACGGTTTATGTGCTCTCTATGAGGTATCACTATGGTAAAAAATAAAGTAAAGGGAAAACAATATGTTCAAATGGTTTTAAGTGGCCTAAATTAACAGACCATTTAAGACCATTTCCTTTTTTTGTAGCGTGGTGTATTATTTTGTATCTTTGCCCACAGAAAGGATGATGAAGTCATATCCTACTTAAAAATTGTTAGTTATGAATATAAATGAAATTTTAAGGAGTGGCGCAAATGTACAATTAGTAATCAATGCGCTTGACCTTAAAGAAGCGTTCCTGCAATGGTGCGAAGAAACCAAATCCAAAGACACGACCCAGCCGGAAAAGTATTTGACTGCCAGCGAAACGGTTAAACGTTTAGGGGTTGACCTCTCAACACTATGGAGATGGGACAAAACCGGGTATCTCAAGAAAGTGAAAAGAGGCAGCAAAGTATTCTACAAAGAAAGTGACATTAAAAAATTGATGGAGGGCTAAGATATGGAAGAAAAGAAAAAAGGCGACCAAAGCCGCCCCAACGCCACCACAAATGTACACAATCCTAATGACTTGTGCAAAGTTCTTGAATAATATTTTCCGCTTAGGGTCTTTATTCATTTCTCTATAAACTCTTTCAACCGATACAGCCTATCAATAGCCGGATTGTAGAACGGGTCGGGGAAATGCTGGTTTATATCGTGTATATTCGCTTGTACGTACTTCTTAACATCGAATATATTCTCCGATTCGCTCAACTCTATTTGAGCGGGCAATTGAGCTGTTAAAGCCCAATGAACGATAGCCTTTACACTATCCTCATCGTATGCGTATTTACTTTCTTGTGCCATATAAGAGTATTTTTCAGCAAAGATATATTTTCTCTAAATTAGAACCAAACATATTCAATCAGTTTCCCGTTGAACATTTCGCCTCTCGGGCAAAAATTGAAAACCCCGTCTTTCTCATAAAGGATATATACTTTCCCCTCCATCTTTGCGGCTTTTCTTGCAAGCGAACGCATCTTAGCTATATCTGCCATTCTCTTTTTGTTTTCACACGCACATCCCATTATAAACCGAATTTTCTAAAATAATCCGCAATGCCTTGCTTTATATGCCTTTCCATGAATGCCTTTCTCGCATAAGAACCGACCTTGTAAATCGCCTGTCCGTATTTTTTTTCTATATCACCGCTAAAGCTTATCCCCACACTTTCAATCCTCAGTCCCTTATCTATCGGTACGGCTGTAATAGAATCGTGAAATTCACCCGTAATTATCAGGTTTGGCGTCCCTTTTGAACTTACAGGAGCGTTTATCAGCAAAGAATACATAAGCGGGGCTACCCTTTGCTTGAAAGCTGCATAGCCTTTGGCGTTCTTATACCAATACCCTGCTTCTTTGGTATTGAAGTACGGGTCATTAAGGTAAGTAGGGCGTAATGGTTTATCATTTCCGTTAATACCTGACCATAGTTGTTCTACAATATATTGGGAAACTTCTTCTCTGTTTTTTACCATAATATCCCGTATCATCGGTTCAAATCCGGTAGCAAACCGTCTGAATTTTTCTTCTGCTTCAATAATGTTAGCCATAGTCAAGACAATTTAGGGGCGAATGAACGCCCCTAATTAAACGATACCACCATCATAATATACAATCATCTTTTTTCTGCCTTGTCGCACCGGAAGATGCTATATCATCGTAGATGGACGAAAGGGTTTTCTCCCTTTCTTCGGGCGGTCGGTCAAGAAAAAACACATTCTTATGTGTGTTTATGAAGTCCCTCTTCTTCATATTTCTCACCCTCTCCTCATTGAATGTTACACCTTCTACTATCATGTCCAAGCCTCAATACCCGTAATTCCAGCTTCTTGCAATACAGAGGGAGATGCAAGGGTAACGGAGTCCTCGCCAACGGTAGTAATGACCCCGTTAGCATAAGAAGCACTTGTCGCCCCGTCCAACACTTTTTCTGCATTCTTTGCCAGTAATTCACCGTAATACTCCGTAATATCCAAATTTCCGAAGTGCTCAATCAATTTATACTTGTTTGATTCTGTTGATACCAAATCAACATATATCAATCCTTTCAATGCGTCAACGACATCAAAATCATAAGCTCTCACATCCGCGTTCTTAATATACTTTTCGTAATCCTTGAACATGGTTGCGATAGTCAAGTTGGCTTCTGTGCCAGAAGAATCCCAGTCCTGACCGCCCGGATAAACGCCGGACAGTGGAATGCCCGCCAAATCTTTCGTACCGTCATTCATTCCGTAAATGACGTTGTTCTCATCTACAAAATAAGCATCAAATGCCACATTCTTTGCCACCATGATGTTTGCTTTCAAGCTGGCATCGTAGTCCTGCAAAGTCCATACATCATTTTTAGCTGAATAGCTTGTGATTTTAGCAGGGCCGTATCCCGTAGCGGAAGTTTGCGCCTCTCCACCGGAAGGTGCATATTCCACAATCGTTTTGATAGGGAATATTCTTCCCGGACGGTCTGCATGGCAAGCCTTTTCAAAGGCTTCCGCTGTTTTCTCTGTAGGTATCTTATGACCGTGAATAGTCAGTATGATAGCTTTTATTTTACCGGGGTCAAGCACACACACGGAGCTACCCGTATTAAAAGTTGCAACGCCCGGACACTTTCTATAATCTGTTGCCATAACATTTTACTTCTTTAATGGTTAAATTTACATTTTTCATCTCGATAGCATCAATAAAATCACTGAATGGTTTCCCGTCTTCTCCTATTACCCCAACCCTGCCATATCTGTAGTTTTCAATGTAGGAATGTGGAACCACATCATTGTAACTACGGACAATGTTTATGTCTTTCTTGATTTCATCCAAGAAAATATTGTATATAGGTCGCAATACCTGCTCAAAGGAAGTCTTTTGCCGGTCTTCATTTGAATACCCTTTCAAAGTGTTTACCATAATAATAAACTCCAGGCTAACCTCTGTCTCGGCAGAACTTCTATCTTCCGTGAACGGAGAATAAAGACATATTATAGGAAACTTTAATTTACTTGTCTTGGGACTTTTACCCCATAAAGTTAATTGATTGCTTATGTAGGCCCAGTCTCCGAATAAAAACGACACATTGCTTCCGTATCTTTTCGATACCTTTTTTACAATGTCCGCAAATATATCATTTACCGGCTTCATATTCCCATACAGTTTATTTTACGTAACATACATGGATTGAAACATACACCAGCATATTCCTTTCCTTGCAAAAGTTTATAAACACGCTTGTTCATATTTACCATATCATTCCATGCCCTAATTTGCAAAACTTGTGGAGAAACAGCATCTCCATCGGCAGAAGTTACTGTTCCCACATTTGTTACGCTGTAATTACCGTCCGCTATATACTTGAAAAATATATAGCAAGCAATAGGGCTGTATTTTTCTGATAAAATAGCAAGCAGCCTATCCCATTTATCATCAACGCTATCTTCTTTTGAGTTAAGATAATCGGTAAAAGCCTTACACATATCCTCACCAAGTATACGAATCAAATATTCCTGTTCATATACGGAAATATATGATTCTATTTTGCCCAACTCCGCATCTCTTGTTATAGAGGGAGCGCCAGTGTCAGGATTTATCCCGACACTCAGCAACCCGGTGAAAGATTCGTAGTCAATTATCATACCGTATCTTTTTTCGCAGATTTACGTTTAGTGAACAACTCCTCGCAACCCAACGCTCTGGCATCATTAATCAGTTCGTTTGTCGCTTCAATTTTACCCTCGGCATAAAACTTGCTCGCAAGAGCCATTCCGACTGAAACTTCATCGCCTGTTTTATACTTCACACCATCCTTGACAAATGTTACGTTATAACGCTTAGTCAGGTTTATTCTATATTCTTTTCCCATAATTATTCTCCTTATGCTCCTTGAGTGATACCTTCTATTACAGTAGAGAATGTGTCCTTTACAAATGCGGTCTTATATTGCGACTTGATATAACACATCAGCCTCTTCTCTGCGATTACAGTCACGATATTCTTGCGGAAATCGTCATTCTCCCATCCTAAGGTAATAGACAATTCCCACAAGTCACGAATGTTCAAGTATGAGAAATCACCCATGATGAAATCTCCTTGTTTTACTGCTGTAGTAGTTTCTACACGCAATCCCTGAATCAATTCATCTCCATATCGGAATGGGCGGAGATATTGACCGTTAGCATCCTTAGCCAACTGCATGGACGCGTAATCCAATGGGTTCATCAGTACAAGGTTCGGACGATAAGCCATTTCGCTGGTGGATACAATTTGCGAATATGCAGCCACAAGAGCATCAAACATATTTGGCTTCTCAACATAGAAAGTAGAGAGAGAGAATGCCGGCATATCCGATGCAACGCCTTTTATTTCTCCACCAGAGCCATTGCCTGACAAAATTCCCTGCTCTTCTTTGATTCCAAGTTTATTTACCATTTCCGTTTCAACTTCATTGACGAAGCTGGGAAAATCCGACAGCGTTTCCTCTGTAAATTTAGCAGCAATAGCCACTTTGGCAGCGGTTATTGTTTTTTCTGTCAATGTCGCATCCATCAAAGGCTTTAGCCCACCTTCAGGAACCCATGCAGCATCTCCGTCCTTGCTTGTATATTCCGCATAAACCAAAGCCCTATTATTTGTGCTTGATACATTTGCATATTTTCTAATGACGGTTTGCGCTCTCGGATTGACTGATAAATTTGGGTCAACCTCAAGTCCGTAATGCGGAGCAAGGGACCCGGAAGTAATAGTTGCAGCGTCTTTCTTTTCCAGCACAAGATTTAATCCCAACTTATTGCCGGGAGCCGACTGACAAGCCGATTTCAAATCAAGAGACATAACGCCCTTCTTGTCCGCAGCAATATACTCCTTGAGCTGTTCGTGTAGCTGCTCATAAACAGATTTAATCTTTACCTCCCCGTTTTTACCTACTTCGGTAGAAGCCTTTACACGTAAAATGGCATTCTCCAATTCATTAACCTTCTCCTCAAAAGTCTTTTTGTCAATGCCGGCAAAATCCTTTTCCTTGATGTCATTTATGGAATCAGCGGCATCCTTTATGGATTTACGCAAATCTTCCAATTTCACTTCATCCGCAAGATAACCTTTCACTTGTTTTTCAAAGGCTTCTCCCATTTTTTCGTCCAAAGATTCAAAAAACTTCTTGTTTTCTTCGGACAAGCCGGATGTGTCCATAAGTTCTAAAAATCCTAATTTCATACCGATTTTAGTTTTAATAAATTACATAATGATTTTTCTTCCGTTTTGCCATTACTGCCGGCTTCCATCCCTTTGGGTGGAGCAGGTATAACACCGTCCGGCCTAAAAGATGCAAGTGACATTGCTTTGGCTATAATTTTTTGCAAACGCTGTTGCTTGGTTGTACTCATATTTTTACATAACAAGGAAATTTCACCGCTTAAATCCTTATAAGCGTTTTCGTAGTCTTCAATTGACTTCAACCCCAAATACTCAGTTTCTCCATTACAGCCAATTGATACTACCGATATTTCATACAGCTTAACCTCTCTAACAATCAGGGCTTCTTTTTCGTAATCCCATTCGCAATTCTCCCATACATACTCATAGCCAATAGAGAATTGATTAAGCGTGCCTGACTCAAGTTGTTTTATGGCCCTATCTCCAAGTTCAATCTCATCAATGCGCGCCTCAAAATAAAGCCCTCTATCATCTTCTTTCAATTCTGTAATAAATCCCAAAGGCTCTGACATGTCGTGCATCCAAAGGAGTATAATTTTGTCATTTGCCTGGCTTTGCGGCCCTCTTTCATTGATACTTTTTGAAAAGCAACCTTTCAATAGAATATCATGAGCCTTATCCACGTTTCCGAATACAGCAGCGTATCCGCTGATAGTCCGGCTTTCGGGGCTGTATTGGACATCCTTTGAGTTTATGGAGAACAATTTATACTGCATCCCCATCTTATCTTTGTATTTATTTGTCATTGTTTCCATTTTCCTTACTGTTATTGACGTTATTTTCAACAGATGCACTGCTTGCTGCATTGCTATCAAAATCTCCTTTTGGATTATCCGGGTCAATATCTATGTATCTTGCAACTTCTATACGTGCCTCATCATGTGTTATCAAAGACTTATCTATCAATCTCTGTAAGGCATCAGCAACTTTAACCAATGTATTGGCTTCTGTCTCCTTATTGGTTTGAAGGCATTCAACATCTGTAAAATCAATCTTAATAAAAACACCTTCCGGACATATGGCTTTTGAAAGACATTCTGCTATCTTTCGGCTATCTGGAATGATTACGTCCTGATAAGCCTTTTTCCCGGCACTTTCAAGGTTGTCGTATTTGGCATCCGTAAAAAGATTGGCATTTATGCCCATTGCATTGGCAATCTTATCTGTACACCTCTTATCCTCTTCATGAAGTTTTAATTCATCAGCATTAAAATCAAGAGGAAGCCATCCTAATTTGTAACGTGTCACCAAAATGGGATATTCCTTGTTTACTAAGCCATAATCACGTTTAAATCTGTCCTTTATATCCTTTTCATCTTCCGAGGAAAGGGCAACATTTCCCATCTGGTCAGTATAATCATTATAGAGCACGCCTTTAGGACCACCATTTACAAGCAATGTATGGCTTGCAGACATAGAAGCTACCCAGTTTGATATAGGCTGGGAAAGGCTATCTGAAACGGACTCAAATTTGACATCAGCAGTCGCACCGCTATTTATTACTATATTGCTGTCATATATTACAAGATATTCATAGTCCTCCAACTCTAATCGAGTTCCGTTACAGTCTATATATACACTTGATATAATATTTTTCAGTTCGTATTGGCGAAACACCTTACCGGTTCCTTCCATATGGAAAATCTCAGGTGGAATTATCCACATTGCCTTAGGAGTGCTTGTTTTTGTCGCTCTAACAAGAACAATTGGACAATAGCCGAATACCTTAAGACATATTTCAATTTGCTTTACAAATGAAGAGAATGTTTGCAGCGGATTGGGAGCGTTGAGTATATTACGTATATCGGCAAATGTCCTTTTTTCATTTCCATCCTTATCTACCACATAAGGAATACCACGGGACATCATAGAACCGATTTTATCAACTACAGTGAAGAAAGGCGTACAGGAAACAAGCGCTCCGGCTTTATCCAAATTGTCAGTCATGTCATAATATACTTTCCATTTGGAACGCCTTCCAAACAAATCGGACAAAAACCAGTAGTTTCCTGCTGCATCTCTTTCTACCCGATTTACATTATCATACATCGGAATAGACTTTTTATTCTCTGGCTTCCAAAATTTAGTAAATATGCCCATATACAAAGCAGGAGTGACAGCAAATAAATGCGGCCACTCCCATATATTTAGTGTTTTAGTCCATTAATACGGTTGCGTGCAACTTCACACGCTTGTAGTGACCCTACGTGTGCAAATATATATATTATTTAGACTAATTCCAAATAACAAACAGCATTTTTATGATTATTTTTTTGATTTTCTTTTTACTCTATCCGCTATACAACACAATACATACATTGCTTCATAGACATCTTTGCCGTCATAGTCCATTAGATTACGCATAAATAAGGACATTTTATTATCTCTCTTGAATTTAAAATCTCGAATTAGCCCCTTAAATGCTTCAATATAAGAAAGTTTCCCTGTATTTTCTTGCCTTGCCCACACATCACCTATTTCAGCCCTATAATCGCGTATATAATGAAGCATCGCCTGCGAAGTCTCAATGTTTACATCGGCACCAGCGACCAGCGCGGCGATTTCTTTGATGGGAATCAATTCTCCTATATACGCATCGTCCACATATATTGTATCATGTACAACATACGCTTTCGCATACAGAAAACGCCCATTAAGCAGTGGATGTATTTCTACAATTGGAATGCCGGAAAATGCGACTGTCGCAGCCTCATAGCTGTCATATTCAAAATCTCCGCGTTTTTCTACGGTTCCGGTAAGAGCATCTGCCCCATCATCATGTGCGTTTTTCCCGAACTTCCTAAAAGATTTTATCTCTGCATAAAATTCAGGAAAGAGCACTTCCCAACCTTCCGGCATATATGTAAGATTCATAACCTCAGCGGAGCGGGTAAATATTCGAACTTCCTTATTCCCCGACTGATGAAACCATTTTATTTCTGTTTCATTATTGCCCATTATGCGTGATTGCCGCTCTACGTTTCGGGCAAAACCACGTCCACCGTTATTGCTTTCGATATTAGCCACGGTTATTCCGTCCTTAGCAAGCATGGTTGCAACTTTCGGCTCCGTAACCTCCATAGGAGCGTCCGTATACAGTATGCTTAAAATAAAGTTGCCTATTTCTGTATCCACATAATCTATGGAACATAATCTGTCACTGCCCGTATCTGCGGTATCGGTATAATTTTTCCGAATGGCACGGTTGGTATATGGTATTTCCCTATAAGTCTTGAATGTACCGTACATAAGACCTTCTATAGGTGTAGGGTTCTGCATATATTGTGTTTCAAAGACGAATGGATTTATTCTATTAAGATTATGCAATTCATCCAATGTGTGTTTAAATTCCCACAAAGGAAATTCTTTCCCGTCCGCTTCTTTTTCTATGACCGGCAATGAAAGAACAGTCCATTGCCCTGGCTCTGTTTTCATAAGATAGCCGCACAAATCATTCTCATGCAGGCGCTGCATGATTATTACAATCGGGGTGTTTCGGCTGTTCACTCGGTTACGGATAGTAGTTTCAAAGCGTTGGTTAACCTTTTCCCTTTTCACGTCAGACAAAGCGTCCTCCGGCTTAATAGGGTCGTCTATGACAATGGCGCCGGAAAACCTTGCCCCCTTTAATATGCTATCTATTTCTTTTTCTGTTTCTTTATCATCTATATCGTCCACCTCTCCAGCGCCAAATCCCGTTATCTGTCCACCTGTTGACACCGCATATACACCACCGCCAGCTGTGGTACTCCACTTCTTTTTGCTGTCTGTTCCTCTCTTTATCTGGACATACGGGAACAACTGTTGATACTCTTCTGATTTAACTATGTCTCTAATCCCTTCTGAATTATCGTGAGCCAAATCGTCAGAATATGAGAGATGGACAAACTTTGAGGAAGGGTTGAGTGCCAATCCGTATGATATAAAGTTCTTTACGGCTAATTCGGTCTTTCCATATCGTGGTGCAATATTGATTATCAGTTTTTGAATTTTTCCGGAAATAACATCATCCAACGCATTACATATGCGTTCATGGTGTCTGCTCACCACAAATTTGCGCCCTGTTTTACTTTTAAAGAAAAATTTTGTGTAATTGAGAACGCCCGACATACAAAATGCTTGTAGATACCGTACACCGTCCATCATAGCCTTTCTATCAGTTTCTTTGCATCCTCGACACTTATGGGTTTGCTGGTATTCATCTCTATTTCGGTAGGCTCATCAAACCCAAGCATTTTACATATACGCTCAATAGCCTTTATCTTATCATAAAGTTCTATCTTCACATATTCAACATCTACAATTTCCGGAGCATCACTTGTTCCGATATTTTTTTTCAATATCTTGGTAGATATACTTTTTATTGCTGATTTCTCTTTGTCAGAGAGTTCATCAAATTCTTTACGCTCTATCCATGTGTTGTGCATGCTGGCAATGGATGAGAAAGCTATACCGGACAATTCTTGTAGAATGCGTTCTTTAGTTATATCCGATTTGTTTTTTTGTTCCTCCTGCAACTCTTTGACCCTTTGGGCTACCTTTGGGTTGGACAACAACTTGCAAGATTCTTCCCACACTTGTTTATCTTTCATCTTCTCGCACGAATAGGCACGACGATAGGCATCGGAAGTATTACCGCTTTCGATGTAGTAGTTGCAAAAATTCTCTTGTTTGATTGTAAGTCCTTTCATGTCTTTTCGTTAGTATGGGAAGCATGCCACTTGACATGCTTTTGCAAAGATAATAAAAATATATTGCAATTATAGCGCATATTTTAATGTTCTTAATCATGGCTTATTGGTTATACACTCAACCCAAATTCCCGGCAACACCAGCCACGTGGGTATAGAGTGTCCTTTAGGCGATTTGGCAGTCCGATTTCACCTGAACGTATTGAGCCAAACGGCCAACGGACTTTCCTCTTGAATGGTTCCAAACTCCCGTATAACGACCGAGCCTTTCAAGGGGCGAATGACATCAACCTGCATCCGCTTCGAGGTTTTAGGTGGGGTGACACCCGTACAAGCATCCTCTAAGTGCTTCCTTGCATCGTACTTCCTGCGGTTTCCCGCCCCGTTTTCACAGCCCTCTACAAGGTTCCTTCATCGGTCAGAGGTGCACACACAGCGTCATGACCGATTGTATACTGGCTTTAAATAGAAAGCCCCGTAATAGGTACGAGCTACTACGAGGCAATCATATATAACCTCCATAAGGAGAATGTTTAATCAATGTCTGGTAACATCCCGTACTTGTTACACGGGTAAAAGTAGGAATGTTTTTTTGCACAATCGGAGAAAAGGAACAATCTTTAATATTTACTTTTCATTCTGTCGCTAAAAGGGGCTAAAAGGGAGCAAGAACGCCTAAAAGGATGATATAATAAAAATGATATACACATTACCATCTAATAATCAATATATTATAGATATAGAAGTGTATCTTTATATTAACATTTTATTGTATTTATAATGATATATTTACATATTGATATTGTTCACGAAATCAATAACCTTTCTATTCGCTTCATCCACTTTTTTCATATCGAAACGGATATAGATGTCGGTTGTTGTACTGTTCGCCCAACTATGCCCAAGCGCGTGGGCGATTACCTCTTTGGGGACATCGAGTTCTGCCGCTACCGTGGCCCATGTGTGTCTTGCCCAATATGAGGACAAATCAGGGAATAAAGGATTTCTACTCTTTTTCCCTCCCAATCCCTTCCTTTCTGTCTCTCCAATCTGTTTTAACCCTATTCCCATACGATGTAGAAAATCCTTGTAATTTACGTATTCATCCATTATATTAAGAAGATAATCCTTCCCTTTGTATTTCTCAATTATAGCCTGCGCTTCCGGTTCTACTTTAATACTGTATAATTTCCCCGTCTTAGCTCTTTTATATTCAAAACGACCATTTACCAATGCAGAATGTTTTGCGTTGAACAAATCGGCTGCATTTACTCCTATGAGATAGAACATGAGCATGAACATATCCCTATATCTAATCTGGTATTCCTCACATGGATAATCTCTCAATAACCTAAGTTGTTCTGCTGTAAGGCTGCGTTTTCGGGTTTCCTCTTTCTTTATTGAAAACCTTCTGAATGGATACAATGTTGTGTACTCCTCATCAATGGCGTAGTTGAATACACTACGTATGTTCCGTAAATGAATAGCGTAGGCATTAACCTTCATCGTCTTTGCCATCCACGCTTCAAAGTTTTCCAGCCATGACTTATCCATGCTCTCAAAAGTACAATGACTATCGTATTCCTCAATCTTGTTTCTTGTGGTTGTATATATAGACTTAGTCCCCTGATTGGTTTTCTTGGAAACGAATTCATCAAGATAATAGAGAAACGTCTTTTGATTTTCAACCTTGCTACTTATAGCGTCCTCTATCAACTTCTTCAAAGCTTTGTCTGTAGTTGATTTCAACTTTTCTTGTTGCTCTAAAGTAAATATTACTGTTTCCGCCTTGTTTATTATTCCACGGGCAACTATATTCCTCGGCTTGTAATTTTGTGCACGCACAGAATATTCATTCCCATTCCATTCTTTTTCCGATGCACTTAGCTGCGTAGCTATCATTATTTGTTTGTTGTGGAATACATTCAACTTTATCGGATAAGTGCCATCTTTTTTTTGTCTTCTTTTATCAAGGTAGAATTTAACCGTTGCCATATATCTATGTTTTTAGTTTATGCAAATCTGAAAATTTGCATAGAATTTGCATACAAAGATAAGATTAAAAGGGTTTAAAAGGGTCTAAAAGCGGAATGTTATTCAGCATATATAAAAAAATAAGCAGCTACTTTATTTGTAACTGCTTGATTTTCAAGAGAGCGGAAAACGGGACTCGAACCCGCGACCCTCAGCTTGGGAAGCTGATGCTCTACCAACTGAGCTACTTCCGCAGATGTTTTTCCCTTTATTCTGAAAACATCGGCAAAGGTAATGAAATCTTTTAAAAAAGAAAAAACGAAACCGCTAAAAAAATACTCTATTCTTGCCACTGCCGCAGAAATCATGTACATTTGCTTTCATAAAAACTTCAAGCAAACCA